CATCGGCTACCTTGCTTAAAAATTCGCTGCGTACAGGGCTGTCGTCGTCAAGATCATAAGCTTTAGCGGCGTGCGTAGCTTCGTTAGCTGTGCCTGCTGCATCGGCGTAGCCTGCCTTATCAGCATACCCCGCTAAATCCGCTTTAGCGGCGTGCGCTGCTTCTTTGGCTACGTTCGTACCAGTGCTGTTACCGCTAGTAATAATACCAGATGCACTACCGTTACTTTTTGGCTTAGCTATAACTTTTACATCTATCATACATTAACCTCCTTTAGCGATAAATCGGCGTAGCCTTCCATAAGGTTACGACCTATTCCTTGTACGAAAAATTCTTTATCCAAAGCCGGGTGTACGTAGTGCCTAAACATACTAATAATGTCGGCTTTATCCGTTAGCTTTTGATTCATAAGCACTCGCGGTTCGTGATATTCATTGTAGTAACTATCTACGTATATTTTTTCGGGCTTAGCTGCAACGGCTTTCGTATAATCATATATAGATAAAAGCCCTTCATCTGCGGAAACATTCAACGGTGTAGATAACTTAACAGTGTCTGTAACGCCTAATGCTTGACATTCAGCTGTAGTTAAAGCACTATTAATCTTCATTTCCAAATCATCCTTTTTATTTACGTAGGTTTCTACAGTATCACTCATATAGATAAGGTCATTATCTCCAGTATTATTAACCAATCCATTATCACTATATATTTTAACCTCAAAAGATTTAAGCATTATGCTGCTGACATGCGCTAAAAGCGGTACAGTTGTACTACTCCATTTAGTGTGTCTAAAAAAAGTAGGATGTCTACGCGTGATTATATCCCAAGTTGCATTAACCGGGCCTAAGATCATAAACTTAACTTGACCACTAATATGGTCACTTTTCTTTATTGGTATAGCTATGCCCTCTACATCAATACCCATAGTGTAGTCGATATTATTCTGTAGACTAAATTCAGTACCTATTAGTTTATCACCTATTTTCGGATCAAAACCGATAGTAAAACATTGTTGGTAATATTCATCTTCACTACTGCATTGCTCAAGCGTCTTATAAGTTTGCCAGGCAAAATCGGATACTTTCCCAGAGGTTCCCGTTTCTACTACGCATTTATCCCCAATAATTAGCATGCATGCCAACACGGAAACTTTACTTATCGTATCGGAGCTATCACCAACGGCACTGTAATTGAATTCGTATTCTTCCGGACCATCTCCCGTGTATGGAACTAATCCGTAATTAGTAGCCTCATCCCAAATAGCCATAGCGGATGGTGTCGCTGCTTTCCAATATTGCTGTGCATAGTATCTACCGTCACCGTTATTACGACTTGGTACTGTGTGATGCCACCAAATATCATCCCAATCGCTAACATTATGAAGCGTTTTATATATGTCAGTAATTGCCATTACGGGATTAAGTATTACTTTCCCGGATAGCACTATGTAATTAGTAGTGATTTCATCCGACGGAGAAAATACGCCTCCCGTAGTATTTCCCTTATACACCGCGTATGGAATATGTGCTTTAATGTCACTTTCTAGCGGATAGGTGTGATCTTCATCATTATCTACTCTGTTACCATTTACACTTACCATTAGATAATTGGTCATGTCTACTTTAGACGTTGGGCTATTATCATTTTTAGCTGCATTCATAGACACTTTGCCTAATGCAAAAATAGCGGCCCCCGGCATTGTACGTAACAGATTAGGCAATACCTGTTGATTTGCATTATTTTGTGCATACTGATCGATAAAATTAGTATCACCACCATTAATTGGAAAAATCCACTGCTTGTTATTCATAACTTGCAGATACCAATTAGTAATGTTACCACCCTCGTAAGTTGTATTTTGCCCCTTAATCATAGCTTCAAAAGCATGTATAGCCGTCAATCCCTCACCATCACTGCTATACTCAGTCATATACTTCTGTTTATTACCATAGGGTGATGTTATCAAATCCTCGTCTAATGGACTTTCTATAATGCTTTCTACGCTTTCTGTTTTACAAGTTAGTAGTAATTGATTATATACTTCACCTACACTAATCGTGGTATCTGTGTCAGCAGCTATAGCAGTTTCTATAGTCGTTATTCCGCGTGATGTAGTAACCGTCTTAGTAATGTCATTTATAGCCGTCCAGGATATATCGTTATTATTTTTAATAGTGGCCCAGTCAAATATATAAAAAGTAAATCCTTCCTGCACAACATGCAAATTAAGATAACGAAATATTTCTTCTACTACTTTATCTTGCTGCCAGGTTTCATCTTCTTTATCTCCTAAAAATAGCAATTCAGATATACTAAGTTGCTTAAATATCGTATACTTGTTAGCTACTAAATTATCTACTGCTTTACTTCCATCATAGTAATAATCAATATCATGGCCGCCTACTATATCCAATGCGGCTGATGCTCCATTGAATATTTCAATTAATATGTCATAGAAAGTACGTTGAGTAGCTTCTGATTTAATTAGATTATATAATATACCGGCTGCACCGATATTACGATATTTAGAATATTGCAATGCTGACAACACATCTATGCAATTTAATTCTAATTCGTCGTACACTTCATTGTAATCTTGCGAATATGCCTGCGGCTCGATAAACCCAGCAAAAATACAAGTATCATTTTTGTAGATATTAACTACCGCATCCCTGGCGGAAGCACAAAAGAAATCAGATATAAAGTTACTAGTTAATAACTTTATAGATGCTTGGTATTTTAACAGATGGTCAAAGGTATCATTAATTTGATTTTTTATTTCTACTGGGTCGTATGCGGTAAAATATAGTCCGGCATCATCATTACCAATTTCTACATCTTTAGTGCGGTCATTATTGGTAACAATATGCACGGCGATGGTGTCGCCTATCTGATTTATAAATGATCCATGTATATACATATCAAATTATATTTTAATATTCGTACGTTTACCGGACTTGCTGCTTATCCGCGTTTCGTTAGCAATTACCGCTACTAATTCACGACCTTTTACTCTGAATTCTCCACTCACTCGTGTATCACCGCCACTATTGAGCATTCCTCTCAACTTGTCAAGCGGGGCAACAACTTCTGGGTTATGACTTGCACCTGGATATTCACCCATAAGACCTAAGGTAGGACCTGATATAACACCTCCGTTAGCAAATTTCATTCCTTTAAATTGTGCGGCTGTAGAAATAACGGCTGCAGTTCCTGCTGTTACGCCTGCAATCCAATCCCATATTGTTAGCGTAGTACTGTTTGCTTTCTGCACCATCCCAGCTACCAATTCACTTAATGAAGCTGCAAGGCTAACTACTGCTACACCTGCAGCCATTCCTTTTGATTCATCCGCCAAAGACCCCATGCCCTGTGCAAGGCTTTCTACGGATTGCGCAACGTTTTTAATACCTTCAAGTTTTTCAGATTTTCTACTGGCATACTCTGCCTCATCCCCAAGTTTAGTATATCCTTTTAACAAACTCATCACACCCTTTCTCTGCTCATCGGTAAGAGGATTCTTTTTGTCGTCAAGTAGGGCTTTTAACTCCTTTATTTTGTCTTTAATTTCATCAAGGCCTATTGCATTTATCTTTATCTTATACTCTTTTCCGGTCAAGGAGTTTATACTATCGAGGTCTATTTGTTCCTTAGGTATTTCTATACCAAGCTGTATAACGTTCTTCTTTGCCGTTAGGGCATCAATAACTCTTTGTGTATTCTGCACTTCGTCAGTGCTTTGGTGCTTTTGTAGCTCTCCGTAATAGCTAAGAGCATCATCTAAATCTTCAATGCTATTAAGCGTAGATATATCTCCAGGCTTTTTAAGATCGTTTTGTATGTCGTCCCACCTCTTTTTTACTTTTCCTAATTCGTTTAAATGTGCTTGCGCCCATTGTCTTACTTTCTCATCACCTTTATTAAGCTGATCGTTATAATATGCTATTTCGTCATTTAACTGTGCATAAGTTTTTATATGATCTGTGGGTATTTCCACGTGCCCCGAATTTTCTATTTGATCACGTATAGCATATAGTCGTTTAAGTTCAGCATCATACCCCGCTATATTTTTGGCGGTTGCCTTTTTGCGTAGTTCCTGCTGCTTTTCTATGGCGGCATCTACCTCCTCTATCGTTTTAGGATTCTGCGTATTTAGCCCGCTTTCTGCGTCTTTTGCTGCCTGCGCTGCCTTTTCAGTAACTTCTATTTGCTTACGCAAGCCATCTACTAGTTTTTTATTACTCGGATCGGCGGCATCCAAACGATTTTTATATACCTCTAAATTGTGCGATAAATCTTTATAAGATTTTGCACCCTCTATTATCTTATTTTTATCTTTGTCCTTTACCGTCTTTAATTTAGGCTGCGGCATTACTAAAGGCTTGTTGTTTTTAGCATCTTTAGCGATGTCTGCTTCCAGGCGTTTAGTACGTTCCTGTGATTGCTTTAATGCTGTCCGATTAGCCTTATCCTGTGCACTATTAGCTATCCATTTAGTAGCATTTTGACGTGCAGCTCCTTTGTCAGTATAATGCCAATTACCATCATTCTCTACGTTCTCATAACCACCCTGTGTCGTATGGCTCCCTCCAGGTACTATATCACCAGTATTAACATGGTGCCGGGCATTAGCTGCATCATTAGAAGTTTGTATCTTATCGGCTAAATCAATCTGCGTTCTGTATTCTTCGGTCAGCTGTGCTAAATGCGCAGCAGCCTTTGCGCGTTGAATAAAAGAATTGACTACCGCTGTTGTGTTTTTACTAAATGCGTGCTCGGCGTCGGAAACACTTCTAACTCGTATACCCAAATCAGCAAATGCACTTTGGTTATTTTTCACCCAAGATAATTTGCTTTGCTTATCTGTTAAGTTTTTCCATGCCGCTTGTAACTCTTTATACTTTGTAAGTAACGCGCTATATGTTTCTGCTTGTGTGTTTTGATATGTTTGATTGGCACGCTTGGATGCTTCCGCTACGGTGTCTATACCATCCGCCGCACTTTCTGCTGACTTTGAAGCCTCATCACTTTTGTTCGCAAAGTATTCTATAAGCATAGTAACGCCGGCTATGGCTGCGCCTATTCCGGTACTTATCATTAATCCACGCAAAGCTACTTTTAATGTCGTTGCCCCAATTGCTCCCCCAGTAAAAGCAGCCTGTAAAACTCTTGTGGTTGCTGTAACTGTTAAGGCGGCATTTCGAT